CCGGGACAAAGGGAGATGAATGAAAAAAGACAGAAAAGGAGATGGCGCGCCTTCGCTAGTGCAGCATCAGTCTGGGATAGGCCCGACTGAACATTTGGGCAGCAAAGGAGGTTAGCCTAGCGCGGGTCATCAACAGCTGCATCCTACTGCGATAGGTCTTAGGAGACGCACGACATGACTCAAAGAGCCCTTTATTCACGGTGGCTTCAAGCCAGCCGGCCCACGAGGCGGGGATCAGCTTGCTCCATGCACCTGCGGCGCCCAACCTACCATTCAAATGCTCCTCCTTGACCCAATCCGGAAGAAACCCCGCTTGCGCAATATAGTCTCGCCCAAGTGCCGAGCCTCCCGCGAGGGCGCGAAGGACACCAGGATCCTTCCGCTCCTCGTAGACGGCGGACGCAGCACCGTAGAACTGTGATTTAAACATTGCGTAAGCGGGTGGACCCCGAATATCCCTAAGCGTCTCCGTCACTTCCTGTGCACCTATAGCACGTGCACTCCTGTCAGCGGCCTGCTGGAAACGCAGAAGGGCGGCCCGTACAGGCCAGGACTCCCATGGAGCACGATGCAGACTGGACTTCTCATCTATGTGGGCACGGCGTGCTGCCTCACACACAGCTGCATTCCGCTGCCAAGTAGCAACCTGACCGGTTCCATCCTGCACGGACCTCCCCCCAGCCCACTTCTTCCTGAACCTTTGCTTCTCAGGGCCTGTCATCGTGATGCCGGCGGCGTCGACCAACCACTTAGAGGCATGAACCTCAAGGTCGCGCAGGCCCGGCGCCTCAGTGAGCGAAGAAGCACGCCAATCCACCAGCTGGCGCCACCACTTCGCGTCATCGTCAAAGCGACCGCGGCCTACCTTGATGCGGTAATCGTACTCGTACTCGCCCACCGGGAGGACGCCCATGCCGCCGTTCTCCGGCGCAGCGCGGAGCGTCATCTCATCGATGATTGTTGTGCGCGGGGCGCGTCCGGACAGATACGACTCCTTAGTCCAAACCCGCACCTTCGAGAAGAACTTCCGCGCATCTTCGTACAAGGCCTTTGCCATCTTCATCCAACCACCACGCCGGGCCCACATCTCCAGACCCGAACTGATAGAACGTAACTTATCAACCGGAGAGATCTCACCCCCATTCCCCTTGTTGGGGTGACCGCTGCAGGCCGCATACACAGCGCGCGGAGGAAAGGCACGCATAGCGCCACCCGCATAAAGAATACGGAAGTACACTATCGACCTCCACTGCGCAACCTGCTTCTTTGGATTGGCGCGGTGCCCCTGTCCCAACATCATGTTGACAGCTTCCACCCCCCGGCGATAAGTGGCAAAGACCTCAGCAACATCATCCGCCCTGTTTAAGCAATAAAGAGAAGTGCGCGAACGCAAATTTGCTCCGACATTCAACAATTCTGAATCACGAACTAACAAACGCGAAGTCCCGATAATAGTATTCACCTCAAGCGTCGTGCGACGGCCGGACTGTTGACCCGCAGGATCCTTGACTAGCACAGACGTTTCGTTCAGCCGCACCGCACGGCCCTTCGAACCCGCGATGACTGAATCGACGACGCGTCCGTACTGCTCGTCCGCGAAGACCTGGCTCCGGAACACGGCCTCGCGATGACCTCGCTCAATATAATCGATCTCAGCGAGCATCTCTTCACGCACGCCTTCACGCACATACATGCGAACAAGATCGCGCATCGCTTGCAGCACAACGACGTGCTCGGCCAGGTGGACGAAGTGATCCCACTTCGACCAATCCCAGGCAACAAGCACGCGCCCGTCGTGGAGATACCTCGCCGGACCGACCGACGCCTGAACGAGGTGCAAATGCCGCGCCATCGTCTCAGCCGGGGATTCACCTATGTCCAGGCCGACCGTAGGATAGCGATTGCGGAGAGGGTGGAACACGAACGACTCACCGGCCTGGTCGCGCATATCGGTGGCAGACAGGGTGCGCTCAGCACCACGCTCATCCTGCTTCCCCGCGACCTCTATATAGAGCCGGCCCCAATCCATGTCCCACACCTTAGCCCCGGTCATGGTCATAACATAGGCCTTTGCACACCCAGGCGGAGAAACCCCCGACCCGAGCACATCGCGTGAACGACGGCCGGCCACGCCACCAGCGCCCCACGCACTGCGCGTCTCCATGAACTCCGCACGCGTCTGAGCACGACCGGAGAACGTCTTATATATGGGCTCCAGGAGCGAGCGCGCAGCAGACCGCAGCTGGACAAGGTAGGCATCAAACGTCCGCCCACCCTCCTCGCCGGCGTCCGCATACGTATACTTAAACTCCTCGAGTGCATACCTGAGGACCTCGACCGTGACCTCCCCTTTCGCCGAGTCTTTATCGGAAAAGCCAATGAGATCCTCTGCGTTCAGAAAGTAGGCGGAGGCGATGTGCTGCCTATTTGTCAGCGGAAACATCCACGACTGGGTAACCATCGCGGTTGTCTCCTTGCAGATGGCAGACCACTGAGAATCGGTAGCATAGAGGATACCGGAGCGAAGGACGTACTCGCAAAGCGTGGACCAGTACTGGGTGGTCCACAGCCAGAAGCACGTAAGCAACATCCGCTCGTACCCCATACCCGAATCAACACACTGGTGCAGCACAACCTCAGCCACGTCCCGGAATTCATCTCCGCACCCGGCCTCGCACCACACGCGGTGAACAGTTAAAAACAAAGAACAGACATCAAAATAATTACGCTGCTTGAACTTCCTCTGCCTATCCCACAATAAGTCGCCGTGCGCAAGAGCGTCACCAACGCGGCCACGATCCAGCGACGTCCACATACGCCGCCACACCACAGGGTCAACGCCCTTCCCCCGCCTGTCGACCTCAGCCAGCCTCGCCTCGAGATCCGTCCAAGCCCAGGCCCCCAGACACCCCCAGACATCCTCAGTACGCAGAAGCTTGTTAGTGCGGTACTTAATGTAAGCATCAGAGTGGGTGCACCCGAGGTCCCACGGACGGTCCAGCCACTCAACGACCTCATCATCCACCCATCCCACGGACCAGACATAGAGGGGATTGGCAGAAGTAGTATCAAACGAAATGACAATACACACAAAGGAGAAACAGTAACGACCGGCTTCAAGAATGTCAGAGCAAACACGAACAGCAACACCCCTGCCCTCCAGCGCCGTGCGGTAGGACTCCGCCAATTCAGCAGTATTAACTGCGATCAGCGGGAGACCGCACGCGCGCTGGGAAGGCACCCAGAAAGAAGTTGGCTCCCAGAAACTAGAAAGGCACGCGGCATGCTCATTATCGGCCGAAGCCAAAAGATCAGCAGCCCCAGCGCCCCGTTCTGACGAGCGCCACCAGACGGGCTCGCTCCCTAAGAGAGCACGCGCCGTTGGTACTTGCGCAGTATATTTGGCATTGTCTAGAATAACCCGCAAGGATCGCATCGCGCACAGACACCTCAACGGTATTTGAACCGTTCCAAGATGGACC